ACCATACGATAGTAATATAAGTCCTTTCTTCTTATTTCAGAGACTTATAAGTTCTAAATTCAGCTTTCTGACAAGCCTAACCCAAGTTGAAGACCAGCTGACGTCTGCTACTATAGCGACTCAGATTCAAAACGCTGAGACTATTAATAAACCGTTCTCCAATATAGGTCAACCGTCAAACATAGTCATACATAATGATAACGATAATCAGATAGAGAAGATATCCAATGGAATATATGGTAAAACCATAGTAAATGTTGATATATCAAATTCCACTATTGGGAATGAAGCATACGGTGCTACTACTACAGCTACCAGCAGATCGAATCTAATGAGACCTGATATGTTTGATATAGGCAAGCCATTATTAAATTCAGATGATCATATAAATATATGTAAAATGCAGACTATCCTTAACATGTTGTTCAGTACAAGAATAACCGCATACGGCTGTCAAGCTATTCCGAACATTGGTGTAGGAAATAAAATAAAACTTAAAATGCAAAATCACAAACAAAAACAACAAGAGTCGTCGAAGTACTCAGGTAACTATATTATATCTAAAATCATTCATAATATAGTTGATAATGATTACACTCAGCACATTGAAGTTGTACGAGGGTAACTAATGGAAATTTATTACGGTGTGGTTGAAGATGTATTAGATCCTAAGATGTTAGGAAGAGTGAAGATTCGTGTTGTTAATGTTCATCCTAAAGATAAGCTACAGGTTTCTACTGCAGATCTACCTTGGTCATTAGTTATGTCTGGTACAACTACTCCAGGCATATCTGGATTAGGTCACTCATCTTTCTTCGTACAAGGAGCGTGGGTGGTTGGAGTATTTACAGACCCAGACTTACAATCATTTTTGGTCATGGGCTCTATTCCGTCTATATCAGGGTCTGAAACCCTACCAACTGATTTTGGTTTTAACGATCCAGATGGAATATATCCTAGAGAGTTAAGCACTGGAGACAATAATACAAGAGTTAGAGGGGAGGATGACCCTGACAAAGAGTTTGATGGAATTAGAGGTAAATATCAGCCATACTCTACATACAATCCTAAGTATCCTAGTAACCACGTATATGAAACTGTGTCAGGTCATCTTAAAGAGTATGATGATACAATTGGGTCTGAACGTATACGTGAGAAGCATATGTCAGGCACATATTATGAAATCCAATCTAACGGAACAAAGGTAGAGAGAATAGAGAGAGATAACTACCAATTAGTAATCGGAGATGATACTATAGAAGTTTTTGGTTCAGTCAACGTAGTGTGCTCTCAGAATGTGAACTTAGTAGTAGGTGGAACTTTAGATGCTCATGTTCTTGGCAACATTATGGTCAAAGGTGAGTTGGACGCTACAGTAAATATCGATGGAAGAATAAACATTGAAGCTGGTGAAGATATAAAAATCCATACCAACGAGAATGCTCATATATTAGCTGATAAAGATATCAACATTGAAGCTTCAGGGGCAATGCATATAAAGTCTGTTAAAGACATGACAATTGAGACCGATGGTAATATGCAATTAAAAGCAACTAACATCTATCTAAACGAATAAATAGATATATGGCCCAAATAGCACAAACATACGAATACTCCGATATAGATTTTATCTATAAACTGAATCCCAATACAGGAGACATATCTGTTAAGAAGGGCATCAATGCTGTTAAGCAGAGTGTACTCAACATACTAAGAACCAATCATGGAGAGAGACCTTTTAATCCAGAATTTGGTGCTAATTTAAGAGCGTTCTTATTCGAACCAATAAACTATGTAACGGCTGCTGTTATATCGAGCCAAGTAAAGTTAGCAATAACTAATGATGAACCAAGAGTGAAAGTTTTAAATGTTAATGTTAGCACATTTCCTGATAGAAACGTTGTTAATATAACAGTTACTATACAGATTGTAGCGACAGGCAGTACAGAAGACATCACAACAACACTAGAGAGAATACGATGAGTAATAGAACAATCAATGCATCAGAGTTAGATTTTGAAACACTTAAAGCTAACTTAATATCTTACATGCAGGAACAACCTGGAGCATTCCAAGACTATAACTTTGAAGGTTCAGCAATGAACACTATGATTGATGTATTGTCGTATATTACTCACATCAACTCTGTTAATGCTAACTTTGCTCTTAATGAGACTTTTTTAGATACAGCACAACTTAGAGAGAGTGTTGTATCCCATGCTAAACTATTAGGATATACTCCAAGATCGACGAAACCTTCAGTTGCAGTTGTCGACATTGAAGTTATCAGCCCTATAAACGTACAAGATGATGAAGGTAAATATCTTCCCTTGAGTATGAGTAGAGGTACCATATTTACTACTACCATTAACTCTATTACACACCACCTAATAACAGAACTATCTCACACATCTGAACGAGATTCTGAAGGTAAGTATATATTTAAAAATGTTAGATTAATGCAAGGACAGCTCAATAATAGAACGTACATATATGACGAGACTGGGTTCGAACATTATGTATTACAAGATAATTATGTAAATACTGATACTATGATTGTCGAAGTGTATGAAAGTCAAACAACAACTCAATATGATACCTTTGCTAATATTCCAAATATTATTGATATTGATAATACCTCTACAGCATATTTCTTAGAAGAGTCGAGAGCTGGTTTTTATGAAATTAAATTCGGTGATGGTATTATTGGCAAGAGATTGACCCCAGGTAATATTATTAAAATTAATTACCTGACAGTAGGTCCTGAAGACATTAACGGAGCTTCTAAGTTTTCGTTAGCTGATACTATCAACGGAAATTCGGATGTAGTCATAACAACTGTGACTGACGCAGTTGGTGGTGCACCTAATGAATCAACTGAATCGATTAAATTTAATGCTCCATTAGGCTTTGTTGCACAAAATAGAGCAGTAACTCCAGATGATTATAAAGGCATTATTCAGAACTCTTATGGTAATGTAGATACGTTAACAGTATGGGGTGGTGAAGATAATATTCCACCTGATTACGGCAAAGTGTATATTTCGATTAAACCATTGGATGGTGAATTTCTGTCTGATACTCAAAAAGCTGAGATTATTGGAGTACATTTGAAACCTAAAAACGTTGTATCAATTACACCAGTTCTAGTAGTATTTTATAAGTATAACCCCAACATATCTAACGCAACAGAAGCTGCGTTATCTGAACAGATTAGATCTGTACTAACAGATTATAATAATGATAATTTAAAATCCTTTGGTGGAGTGTTCAGAAACTCAAATATACTGCAAGCGATCGATTCTGCAAATATTGCTGTCGTATCTAACACTACCAGAGTAAATATGCATCAGCTGTTTACTCCAGTATTAGGGGAAGAGCGTTACTACGAATTCAACTTTAACCAAGCTCTCACATCTCTACATGGATCAATAAATTATATGACGTCAAGCGAGTTCACATATAATAATGAAATATGTCTGCTTAAGGATTACTTTAACGAGGAAGAAGCTAAGCGAATTATTCAAGTTGTTAATCATAACAATAAGATTCTAAGTCATACTGTAGGGTACATAGATGAGTTAACTGGCAAGATTGTATTAGAAGGATTTAGCTTGGATACAGTAGTAGGGTTAACAGACCAGCTTAAAATTATAACAAAGCCAGCATCTAACGATATATCACCAATGCGTAATGAGTTATTAGTTATTAATTACAACAATGCTAAAATTATTGGAGAAATTGATACTATGGTAATTGGTGGAACGACTGCTGGTATTGATTACACTACAGTGAGTAGCTAAGATGGCTGAGAATTATTTTAATATATCTTCATTTGTAGACGATCTTGTTCCTGAACATATAGTAACATCATATCCAGAATTAGTACAGTTCATTAAGGTATATTGTTTATATTTAGAACATTCGAATAAAAGCGCGTTCTACTTAAACCAACTTGATCAACAACGTGATATTGATATGATCGAAGAGGAGTTGTTAACAGAACTCCAAAATGAGATAGGAGTACCCATACCAAGGAACTTCGCTGCGAGTCCACGAGTGTTCTATAAACACCTAGTAGAATTTTATAAATCGCGTGGCACCCCAGAATCTATTAAGTCTTTCTTCAAGCTAATTTATAATGATGAAGTTGAAGTTTATTATCCTAAAGAGGATATGCTTATACCATCTGATGGTAAGTGGTATGACTTATCTGAATCGATTATAAACGATGTTTCGTCTCATACTCCATCTTATACCTTTACAGTATCACTTACAAGTAATATTATAGAGGGGGATGATGATAGAGGATTTAAACTAAAAATAGATGATGATGTAGTATTCATCAATGATGTTTTGGTAGATAGTTCTGATTGGAAGGGTGGATATTATATCGATTCAGACGAATGGATCAGTTACATTAAATTCAATACTCAATTAAGTCCTGGTGATGTGGTTACTGTATATAAAGCTGGTTTATTTACTACAGCTGATGGGTTTACATCTGATAAAAAGTACATACAAGACTCGTTCTTTTACCAGAAGTTTTCTTATGTATTGAGAACTGGTAAAAGCATAACTGATTGGAAGAATGCATTTACTAGATTAGTACATCCATCAGGTTTTATCTTCTTTGGTGAGATACTTATATTCATCGAAATGCTGTCATCTAATATTCCTAATGAGCAACCTGGATTCCAGTTAAACGGTCTACCTAGAAATATATACATTGATATGGTAACATCTAATCCATACGCGATCGCGTTGGAAGATATTATAAAAACTTGGACTGGTATTGATGGTAATACCTATACAGACTCAAGAACTATCAGTAGATATACGTGGACATTAGATGAAGGAACCTTTGTTGAAAAGGAACTTGTGTATGACAGTAACGTCCTGACTACTGTAGGACTTACAGACCATTTTGATAACACAAAGTTTGTTAACTTTAGACCAATAAGAGATTATAATAATATAACATTTGAAGATGTTATAAATAAAACTATCAGCCGCACACAACTAGGGTGCGACATAAC